CAGTTTCTTCATTAACTGATTCTACTATAGGGTATAACCCTTTTATCTTGTCACCTACAGCACTATTAAATGCACTGCTAGGTATACAAAAATACATTTCATAATGTGCCATTATTTGTGACTCCTTTTACCTGCGTTATAATTTCTTAATACTTCACCTTTAGATGCTATAGATAATCCATTACTATCTGATTGACCAGTAGTTACACCGCCATCTGTTAATATTCTATTGTACAATTTAACATCATCAATTTGGCCTATAAAATCTTGGTCAGCTTCACCTCTTCTTGTTCCTATGTGTATATCTGCATTAGGCGCAATAGTACCCATTGAAGATTCAGTTTCTACTTGCCTTAAAATACCATCTATATAAACATATTTCTTTTTATTTGAATGGTCCCAAGAAGCAACTATATGATACCATTGGTCAGCATTTAAAGTTCCAGTTATTTGAGCGCTAGCTTCATTAGTACCATCTGATACTACTGCATATATAGTATTAGCACCTGCCCACCTTAAATGAAATCCTTCAGCAGAATTGCCACCTTCTTGATGACAAAGAAAAAACATAGGCTCACCAAGTATTGCAGCTTTAAACCAGCACTCAACAGAAAACCCTGTATCACTGTATGTTAAAGATGGATTTGGAATTTCTATTTCACTAGAACCTATAGTATATGTATTACCAGCAATATTTATTAATGGTAAATTCAAACTATTAGTAGTTCTTTGACTATTCATCAAGAAACCTTGTGAATCTCTTGAACTGTCTACACCTGCTGTAATAAGCATTGTTTCTGTAACATTAGCATGACAGTTACCATCATTACTCCCTTTTAAATCTTTCCATTCAGCTAAACCATTGTTTCTCCAATATCCAGTTAGTCCTGCACTACCACTAGCTTCTAAAGCAGATTTACCTAAACCATCGTTATATAAATCTAAAACATTAGCTTTAGTTAATACAGATGTATGGTACGCTATTTCTGTAATACTTCCATTAGTAAAATGACTTCCAGAATAACCTTCCATAAATCTTCTTAATCTAAACTCTGTATCACTCATATCAGAATTTGCTGTAAATTGTTGTCCATTTACATACCCTTGCATTGAAGTATTTCCCGTTGCTGTAACTACAATATGGTTCCACTGACCAAGAGGTATAGCATAATCAGCAAGAATATGATAAGCACTACCAGAATCTCTAAAATAAAGTTTACGAGTTCCAGAATTTTTTGTTAGAATATTTCGACTCCCATCAACTCCTAATGGCCATGAATAACTATAATTATTTTCTTCTTCATAGAGCCAAAAAGATATGCTCCAATCACCAGCATAACCACTTCCAACTGTGCTATCTAATGTAACATGATAATCATCTTCACCATTAAACCAAGCTAACTGATTATAAGACTGTAATGCTGTTTGAGGTATATCAAGTTGTTGGTCTGCATTTGTCCATCCTGTTGCTGTACCTACTTCTTTGACAGATACTTCTGAATAAGTATTACCTGTTCCGCTGCCACCATCTTCAACACTAATGTGTGTTGTTGTTGCTGTAGCAACAAATGTTTGTGGTGTAATTGTCCCTGTACCTGTTGTAGTATAATCTAAATTATCAGATGCTCCTGCACTTGTTCCTATTTCAATTTCATTACTACTTCCGTGTACTGTAATATTGCCTGAAAGAGCATAAGTACGTCCAATAACGGTTGTAAATGTTTGCCTTGCAGTAGAAAATCCTGAGCCATCACTGTTCATTTGCATATTACCACCAACATAAGTAGGGGTTAAGCTACCTGATAAAGTCCAATCACTTAAATCAGATGTAAATGTGGGATTATCTAGTAACTCATCACCATAAAATACAGTTGTTGCGTTGTGTTTAGCGTTTATTGATTTAATTGAAATATCATTTATACTTCCATTGAAACTATTTGATTTAATTTTAAAACTTGCACTTGTATTTGTCCCTGTAGGAGTAATATAAAATGTTAAAGAACTGTCAAACAGGGCGCTTCCATTGTAAGAAAGATTACCTCCCATAACTTCAATATAAAAATTTCCCGAAGTTGTTGTTACATCAAGAGTGATTTTATATGTTTGTCCCGCTTCAAAAAAATTAGTTTGCTCTAAATTCGAGCTAGTTCCGTCAATATTTGCAGAACCCCCACTAATAGTCCAATTTGAACCTTTAGTCCAATCAGAGTCTTGAGAAAAGTCTCCATTAGTTACAAGTTCATCACTAAGCCCTGTATTAGAAGCATCAAGTACATAAGACTGATTACCTCTATGACCTTCATTCATTGGGTACCATAGTTTAAGATTAGAGTTAGTTAGCGATGTACCACCTCTATTTAATGCTAATTGTTCTGGGTTAAGATAGTCATATTCTGCATCAGCTGCTGTCCATGCGGAGTTCCATACTTGCCCATCAGACATTTTACCTTCCATATGATAGGCTCTTCCACTCCCAAGGTCGTAAGGCCCACCCCAAGATGTAAATTTTATTTCTGTAGTACTAAATAAAGTTGAGGTTCCAGTATAAACATCAGTAGATGTTGTAATAGGGTCTCCATTTTGAACTCCATTAACGTACAAAGTAATAGTCTGATTAGCACTAGCAACATAAACCACTCTGTACCAAGTTTTATCTTCTAAAGCAGTACTATTAGGAAATGTATAGTAAGTACCAGCACCTGAAGCAGCTCTAAAAGAAAGTTTACTAGAGTTCATTATAAGGTGTGGTTTACTTTCTCCAGCTTTACCAATAAAAATTTGAAAATCACTTATATCATCAAAATATACCCATGCTGCCCATGTCCAAGGTTCTCCATTTGCAAAACTACTTACTCCACTTTTTTCAGTTACATCAAAATAATCAGTAACACCATCAAACTCTAATGCTCTACCTGAATATATTTGTGCGTGATTGTTGTTACCAAAAGATTCTAGTTTATAAACAGTTACATCTGATATTGATAAATGAGCATCTGCGTTTCCATCTATATGAAGGTTTCCACTACCTGTCTGAGGGGACATATCTAAAACGTAAGTACCTGCAGCTGTTAAATAGGTGCCATAATAAGCACCTGATACAAGCCTTACACCTCCATCAGTATAATCTGATATTGTTATAGTAACTCTATATCTAGCAGTTACATCATCAAAAGGTCCAGAAGGAACTTCTTTTAATCTTCTTGTACTAGCACTTCCATCATCTGCCCAATGTGCTTTTCCTGAACTAATAGAAACTCCCTCATTGTTTGAATCATTACAATTCCAATAAGTACCTGTGTCTCCGTTATTTACATTAGTATCAAAGCTTGGGTCTCCAAGTAATTGGTTACCTACTATTTGTTCTCCACCAGAAGTATCTAATCCTCTAGCTCGTGTTGGTTTTAATATTTTTTGAAAACTACCCATTATGTAAAAGTTGCACTCCCATTATTTGAACCATGTGAATCATTAGCAGTTGTTCCAGTACCTTCATCTAAATTCCACCATCCTACTAAATTTGTTTTTTCGCTAGTTGTTAATCCAGCATAATTTTTGTTCATTATAGATTTAATTTGTGATTGTGTTAATGCTACATGCCAGTAACCAAAATTACACATTGCTCCATCCCAATAGTGTCCAGAACCACCACTTGTTCTAAAACCTAATGTTAGGTTTACATCGTTATTAACATGCGCTCCATCAGTATCAACAGCAGAATGCGTTCCTTTTACTACACCATTTATATAGTGAGTTAAAACTGCATCATCTGTAGCATTGTATTGATAAGTTAAAGCATAATGTGTCCATTTATTTAAAGGAATACCTTCTGTAGCTACACCTTCAACTTGAGTTCCAAAATATACTTGAGGAACACCAGATGCATCAGAAAAAACAGACATGTGACCACCTGAGCTATTTCTTTTTGCTACAATATATTCGCTAGCACTATTAGTTCCCCTATAAATCCACATAGCATAAGTTAGACTACCTGAAGCTTGCAATGAAGAATCGTTTCCAAAATTAACATAATCCCCAGAGCCATCTAATAATACAGCACCGTCACTTATAGGTATTACACTGCCTGCATTATAGTTATGTTTTAGTACGAGGTTATCTGTTACTATACCAGGTGTTATAGGTTTAGAAATTGCTCTTGATAAGTTACTACCTAATCCTAAAGGCATATTAACCTATATAAGCTATTACTTTACCAGATGCCAATGTAAATGCAGTCCACCTGCCATATATTGTCATTCCTGCTGGTAATGTTACAGATGCTAGTGTATCTCCATTAGCTGCGGGTACACCATACCCATTTGTAGTATCTGCTGGCGTTAAAGCTGTAAATACTGTATCTTCTATAAATTGAATAGCTACAATATTTTTTCCTGTAATTGCTGTAGTTCCAGTTTCAACTATAGCTCCAGCCTGACCTAAAGCAGCATTTTGTGCTTCTACGACTGTAAGTTTGTGTAAACTTGAGTTTGCCATTTTATTCTCCTTTTGAGTGTACTTTAAGCTCTGGCATGAGCATGAACGTACTTGTTATAAAAAATTCTTAGTAGATTCGGGGTAAACCTTTTATATGATTTACCCCATAGTTCTACAAAACTATTAAACCTTATTTGTTTGGTTTATGATTCAACAGCCCAAATGCCATTACCTTTACTTTGGTAAACAATAAACCAGCCATCAGCACTTCCATACTCAAGTTTCAAACAAGCGCCTTTTTTAGCTCCTGTTACACCTAAGTATTTATTATTTGCTTGAGCTGCATTATTGCAACCACCAATAAACTTATCACTTGAATTAGGAGCAATACGCATATATTCTGCAACGCCTAAATCGACACCTAAAACTAATGTATATTGTACACCTGCAGCTACAGCTGGCAAAGTGAATGTTTTATCAGCAGCCATCATAATGTGAACTCCACCTACATCTTGCACAGCATTTAGCGTAACATCAGCTACATGTGTTTCAGTATGATTAGGTGAAATAACTGTTTCATTTAAAAAAGCAGCACTGTTTTCGTTTAATACGTCACTTCTCATATTAGTTAACTCCTTCCAGATTGATAAGTGCATGTGTTTCAGGTAAAGTTACTTCAAGACCTGCTTCTGTAAGAATCATATCTTTTCGTAAATCTTCATCTGCTTGTTGCACATTGGTTGTAATAGAAGTATCTCTATTTATACCATTACCAACTAGAGGTCTATATGAAACGTGGTCTAAATCAACTAAACCAAGAAATCCAGCTGCAAAGCCTCTAAACAATGGTTCTTTAACTAAAGTTAAATCTCCATGTATAGTGTCTATTTTCATAACTTTATGACCAAATGAACCTTGCGCTCTTTCAATCATGTAATTAGCTTGAGTGCTTGCAGTTGAAACATCAATAAAACCATCTCCACCCATTTTATTAAAATGAGACATTACTGGTAATGAAGCTAAACCTAACTTAGAAGCAGTTCCGCCTCTTGCAGGGTCAAATATTACTTCAAAATCACTAAGCATACTGTCATAAGTCCATTCTGCTGCTGTATTTGATTTGTAATAAGATTTATCAGCTGTATAAGTTAAACCAGCAGCGGCATCGCCACTAACAACTGTAGAATTTCTTATTATTTGACCAATAACACCATCAGTATATTGAACTCCGCTTCTTGAAGCTTGCTGACCAAACAACATTGCTCTTTCAATGTCAATTTTATGTTCTCTTAATTTAAGATTCCATATTCTTTGCCATTCATCAGCGTAACCACGATAAACTGTTGCTCTAGCAGTATTAGACATTTCACAAGCTGTTTTAAAGATTTGAGTATAACCAAACCCATTATCAAGCTCTTCTGACCATACGTCTGGAGCGCCTGAACCTTCACCAAATGAAGTACCAATTACTGTACATTGAGCATCATCAGCTATTGTCATTGCAGAACCACCAACAGTAGATACCGAAGTAACATTACATGTTGTTGATGAACCTGCATCTAAAACTGAATTAATTTTAACAGTTCCGTATGAAGGTGTTGTACCTGCACCTGATGCATTTAATGATATTGCAACCATCATTCCTGGAACCAACCAGTCTACTGATGCTCCTCCAACTGTGTCAAAGCTTAGGTCCATATTACTACCTTCAGCTACAAGTGTTGCTCCACCTGCAGATAAAAAACTTCTATCAGTCATTGCTATTTTTGTTCTATCTTCTAAAAATCGGAATTGACTATCCGATGTTGGAACTTTTCCAACTTTTGACAAGTATACAAAAAATGGTGATTCTTCTGGGCTTAACTCTGCAACTCTATCGCTAAAGTCATACAGTCTTCTTGAAGGTATTGTGTTATCAATTACCGCACCAGGAGTACCAAATTTTACTTGTCCACCATTATAAGTAGGCATTTATTTCTCCTTGTTTATACATTTATGTTTACAATACTTTCGTACGTCCACCAGCCTGCATAACACCATCCCATATAGAGTCTACGTCATTTTTAGGAGTTTGAGGTGCTTGACCTTGTAATACTCCACCTTGTGCAGGTGTACCCTGCGTTTGACGAACACCATCAAGTGGTTTTTCTACTTGCTGATTGCCTCCAGACTCCACAACAGCTCTCCACATTTTAATAGCACCATCAACACCATACTCAGCAGGATTTTGTGCTGCAAAATTCATAAAAGAGTCTACTTCTTCAGGCGCTAAGCCTCTTTGCTGTAGTTCGGTCTTTAACTGCATTTCGCCTTGCGTTTTTTGCAATCCTTGCATTTGTTGGTTGACAGCTCCACTAATGGAATCCTGTAATTCTTGTTGTCTGAACTTGTACGATTTAGACTGAGGGTCATTATAGGCTTCCCATGGGTCAAATTCATCTTTATCTAATTCAATACGTTGAGGTTGTGTTGGTTGACCTTGTCCTTGTACCATACCAGTTATGGTTTGGGTTATGTCTGGACGTGATTCCAATAGTTGACCTATTTTTTCGTATTGCTTTAGTTGAGAGTTTTCCGCTGCGAGTTTATCCTTTTCACTTTGGAAGTATTTTGCTTGTTCTTCCCAGTTTCCAGAACCCTCTTGCGTATTTGCGTTATCGTCTTGCCCTACATTATCAACGGTTTCACCTTCTAGATGTCCGTCTTCATATGCGTTATTCATTAGTTGTATTTCCTTCCTGCGATTTCTGTTGTCCTTGTTGAGTTTGACCACGAGTATTATCTCGTAATCTCTCTGACTCTAGTTTAACCGCATCTTTTAGTCTACCAGTCGCCAATTTTGTTTGCGCACGAGATTCATATTTTTGCTCTGCTAATTGGCTTTTGAATTTTTCTACTTCTGTACGTTTTCTAGCTGCAATACTTTCTCTGTCTGCAGTTTGTAAATCGCCACCTAATTTTTTAAGTTGCTCTTGTGCCTGTCCTAACATACTCTGTAATTTACTAACTTCGTCAGTTCTTTGCAATACCCCTTGTTTGTCAAATATTTCTGTTTTCTTCAATGCTTCTACCCTATCTATTAATCCAGCTTGATAAGCTTCCATGTATAATTGGAACTCTCCATACTTGTTTGAAGGTAAACTTGAACCTCCAAGTATTCGTATATCAAACTGACCTACAGTTATATCATTTTCTATTGACTGTAATTCATTAGTTTTGTCATCGTATAAACGAGAATTGACTGTAAATTCATTTATATCGTTATTAGGTTGTACTATTCTAAATGTCTTTTTAAATCTATAATGTTGTCTAGCCATATTATATACAACTTGACCTAATCTTTTCATTGAACCTTCAATATCTCTTAATTTAGATTTTGAACGTCTTTGTCCAACATTTTCCATCATCATTGTAGCTGAGTAAGTTCTAGGTGCTGCATCACTACTACCTTGCATCATTTCAAAAATACCCATATTTAAATCAATGTAACCTTCAATCATTTTAGGTAATGATAATATACTACCTGATAATGGTTGTGGTGAAGGAAAGTGTGGCTCACCAAAAGATGGGTCATATTCAATAGTTGCATTAGGGTTAGCCCAATCTCTTTCTAACTCTTCAATATCACTAACACTACCTTGAGGCACTAAAAGTTTTAAACCTGCTGAGGCTTGTGCATGTGATGTAATAAGTGAAACTGTTTTATTTAAAAATCTTTGAAACGCTTTATTTTTTCTAACATCACTCATTGGATATGGAGTATTAGTCCAAATGTTTGGTACTGGTATAACAGGATATATATCTGTATCACATATCATTTCATACAATACTATTTGGCCAACAGTACATGTTAGTTTAATTCTTGTTTGTGTAACTTCTACAAAATCTATTAATCCAGCTTCAATTGCTGCAGCAAAATCTTTATCTTCTGCCATTGCAGCAAACTGCTCTTGAGTCATAATTCTTTCATCACCACTTCTAGCGTCAACTACTCTATAATAAGGAACTCTTACTTTTTTGTAATGTTCAAGTAATCTATACTTTTCAATATGATAGTCTTTATCTTTTGTATTGTCTGGAGTAAAACTTTCCATAGTTGTTTTATTTGTTGCATCAGGATAATCCTCTTCTTTATTAAATGTTGATATTTCGTCTATTAATAATTTTTCTGAGTCTTCACTAATTGGTTGACTCATTTGTGGGTACAAATCTATTAACTGTTGTCTAGTTAATATAGTTGATACTATAATACCTGAAGCATCATCAAAATACTTATGTCTTGAATTAGGGTCAACGTAAACTCTAAATGGGTCTACATATGTAAATTTAACTTCACCTCTACCAAAGTCTGCATCTCTATCTAAGTATGCATAAAAATAACCTAAGCCTGTAACAGCATAATCATGAACAACTTGTTTAAATACTTCATTACCATCTGATTTATCCCAAACATACTCTAATATAGTTTTCCATACATTAGCTAGTCTACTGTCAGAGTCTTCTCTTCCAACCGCAGTAAACTTAGGCTGCTTAGAAGTAACAATAGCTTTAAATTGTTCAATGGCAGCATATAACCTATCCATAGGCATTGATGATTGATTTCGTGAATCTAACTCGTCAAGTTCTTCTGCTGAAAAGTGGTTACCTAAATAAAAGTCAATGTCTTCTCTAGCAGCTACATCCCAGTCTTTTCTGGCATCTCTCCACCTATCAAACAACTCATTTATTTCTTTTACCCTTAAATCTTCTTGTATCATAGTTTATAATATAGTATTATTTCCTAGCTCCAGTCAACCAATTATATGCTTTTCTTGGTTTTGCCCAGGCTCCAGATTTATTTTTAACTTTCTTTTTAATCTTTTTTTGACCTTTAGCAAATTGAGTTGCAAGCCAAAACGCATCAATAGTATCATCATGACTTCCTTTTGGAAAGTCAAGTAATTCACCTATAAACTCATGCATTTCTTTTTTAATGTGTACAGCGCCTGCTTTAAACATTGGTTGCAAACCTTCAAATAATCTATCCTTTTTCTTTTGATTGTAATTTTTAATACCTTTTTCTATGCCAGGTAAAAACATTCCTTCACTTTTACTACGCTTCATAACATAATCTCTTAGCATTTCTTGGTATGCTATAGTTTCTATGTTTATTCTTCGTATTGGCTGGTATCGTTTTGTAATTTCAAATATCTTGTCAGCACAGTCCATTGGTAAAACTCGTTCCCTCCAATATTCAATAACATAGTAATCATAGCTATCAGTAACGCCAATAACCATAATAACACTATAGTCGTTCCTAGCACCAATTGTTGAGGCAGGGTCAACACCAATGTATATATTAATGTACTCTTTTCTACCATCATCAAGTTTAATGTACCAAGAGTTGTATTCTTCATCAAACCTAGCATATCCTTTATACTGCGCATTGTTTATATCTTCCTCACTGAATATCTGGTCTTCAGGTGATTTAGCTTGGTTCATGTATTCTTGATAAAACTTAGCTGGTGTACCTGAATCTATGTAAAACTGTTTTCTTTCTTCTAATTTTTTAATCGGCCATCTTGAAGGCCATATAGGCTTACTATCTTCTATTGCTTTTCTAGTAAACACTTCCCATGCAAATTGTTCACCTGTTTTTTGACATTCATGATGTTTTGTAACTAATCCATTTAAAAAGCTGTCGTAGTGGACAATAGTACCGTTACACCATAAAAACCCTTTTTTATCAAAATCAATAGCTGGATATACTGCAGCTGTTACCCACTCTTTAATTTGCCTTCTAGAATCAGGTGTTTTTGTATTTAGCTCTGATTCAAAGTCATCAAGCACAATTCCAGTATATCTTGTAGAGTTTTGTTTTTTACCACGCAATCTTTGCGAAGCACCTTTACCAATCATTCTGCAGCCATTTTTTAAAGTAAATTCATTTTTAGTCCATTTATCACCTTCTAAATCACCAAAGTAATAATGTATAGCTGGATTACTATATATATGATTCTGAATCCATGATATATTATCTACAGCCTGGTCTTGCGCTTCACCTACCCATGCTATAAATTGTGGCTCATCTTTATTAGCAAATAAAAATTTATGCATAATAGCAGTAGCTGCTAAAGTAGATTTAGCATGGTCTCTAGGTAAAACTAGTGCTAACTGTTGTTTTTTGGGATTTAAAAATAATTCACCAACTTCTCTATGAAAACCAGGAGTTGCTGATGCTAAAAAATCTTGTGGACTAAATAACTTACCAAATGTAATTAAATTATTATATGCTAAGTGAAGAGCTTCTTCATTTTTACTGACATTACCGTTAAGGTTAAGATTAGCCATTAATATGTTTATATTTAATATTCAGAATCTGTAGGAGGTATTGTAAGGGTTTTTAATAAACTATCTAAAACAGTCGCTGAATTTTCTTCATTTGGAAATTTTAACATATTTAACCAATTAGGGTTTAGCATGTTTCCAGAACTAAAATCTTTAATAGCTTTTAAATTATTTTTTATATCTACTTTTTTATTTACATTAGTTGAATCATAAGGATATTCATTTAAATTTGTTATTATTCCTGCTAATGCTGGACCAAATTTTTCTGATATAATTTGAGTTCCTATATAATGTCTAAGAGCATCTCTTTCATTATCTTGAAAACGAGGTTCAAAGTTATATTCTTCGTCAGGACTAGCATTAAAAGTTTCTTTTCCGAACAACTTTAATAAACTATCTAATGTATTTACTGTAGTCTCAGGGTTTAAATTGTCTAATATAGTTCCTTGATATGTTGTTTGATTCATACTAAAAATCCTTTATAATTTCAAAATGAGGAAAATCATCAAAGTTATTGTCGTCTACCTCAAAGTTTTTGTTCCAGTCACCACCCCAACGTATATTTATTTCCATAGACTGAGCAATGCCCAAGACAAAGCCAGCAAAAAGGTGGAAACGCTCTCTATCATCCCAATCAATAGGATAGGGAACAACATCAGCAGCCATAGAAGGACTAGCATTATGACGACCATTAGGATATTTGACTTTAGTCCTTTTGTCTTCATATAATTTGTTCTGCCTTTCTTTACTTCTATGTCCTTCAATAACAGAACAATCAACGTGTTTAATAACTTCGTTGAATAAATCTTGTAAATCTTCATGACATGTTGCAAGGTTTTTTCTTGACCTACTTCCAAATTTTGGCATAATTACTCCTTATGACACTTACACTTAACATCTTTAGGTAATAACGCCATTTTTTCTAATAAATTAAGGCGAGACTCAATTATATTAATTTTTATATCTAATTCATTATCATCAAACACATATGACATAATCTTGTCTAACTTAAAATGTTTAGTTAGTTTAGTAGCAACTGCGTTTATAACCATTTTAGTTAATATCATTCTAACTCCATAAGTATATCTTCTAATCTGTCAAACCTATCATCTAACTGTGTTTCTATCTTTGCTACACTAATTTTTAAGTTAACTATGTTTTCTTCGTTAGATTGTACTCGTTTAACTACTTTTAGATGCTCAGTGTTAATATTTTCTACTTTATTAGAGTTAATACCATAAGATACTGCCGCACCTATTAAAACTGATGCTATTGTTAGTAATGACCCTATTGAAATCTTTTTATCTATCATTTTCTTTTTTTGGCTGTCTTAGCCGACCTTTTAAATGCTTTAGCTGTAGGTGCGCCTTTTGTACCTGGTTTACGCATTTTTTCACCACTACCCGCTTGTATTCTTCTTCGTTTAGCATTTATGTTAGCATATAACCCTGGTTTCTTTTTCTTTACCATTTTTCTTTATTAGCCCAATAAGCTGCTGACATTTTACCTTTGGCTATATTTTTGCCATGCCTAGCCTTAAAAGACTTCCTTCTATTTTTTTGACGTTGCGATTCACCTGCTTTAGGTTTGCCAGCGGTTTTTACACCTTGTTGGCCAAATCTTATAGTTTTAATTTTAGTTCCTTCTTTAGCAACTACAATATGTGACTTTTTAGGATGCCCAGGTGTACGCTTAGGTTTGTTATAACCACTTACTCCTGCTCTTCTTAACCTTGCATCTTTAGTCTTCATGCTTGTCCACCTTCTATTTCGCTGCCATAAATATACAAAATATTATCATTTAAATCAAATTCTGATTTACATGCTGGACATTTCCATGATTCTATTTCACCATCAGGCTCTATTACACCGATTCTTTTACTACAATCTTCATCATAATATAAGTTTTTTTCACATACGGGACAAGGGTCTACTTTATCAGATATGTCACTCTTTTTCTTTATGTGCAAGTACTTCTGTTTTGCCACCTTTAATCGCCTCCAGTTGTTCAGGACTAAAACCAGCCCATACAGTTAACTCTTCACGTTTCTTTTCTGTTTCAAATAAACCAGACATTTTAGCTAAAGCATCTAGACTTCTAAGCCTGTCTTGGTCTCTTTCTGATATATCAGCTATATCTTTATACTTTTGTATAATATACTCAGGAGTTACACCTTCTTCCTTTAATATTACAGATATTTCTTCTTTTACCATGTTTAATACCTTTTCTTGTTGCAGTAATTTACTCGCTGCGTTTTTAATATACTGTTTAGCATTAGCTTTTGGGTACACACGACTGTATGCTTCTTCCATATCTATCCCAGCCGCTACATATTTAGCAAATAATAGCTTTTTAGAAGATAATTTAGTTGAACGTACGCTTTTAATTGTGTCATAGCTACCAGAAAACGTATAAATGTTCTCTGCAACGCCATTTTCGCCTAATATCTTGGCATTTTTCTGTTTACAGACAAAACTACCACATATTGTGCGCACACACTTGCGTTTTTCTTTGGAGTTCGGCACAGTAATGTAATAAACCTTAAGTATTTGTACGACATGCTTGTCATCTGTATATACCCAATCACCTTCTTCTGCTACACGCCAATCACTTTTAGGAGTTGTTGCGCCCTCAAAAGCGCAAAACTCTTCATGACTATCATATAGCCTATGTTCTACGCCTTTTATCTTTTTTAATTCCATTAAAATAATATACATTCAATTAATACTTATTGCATACAATATTTATTTGTGCTAATATTAGTGCGCTATATGGGTTGGCTAGACGCTTCTAGCATATAGTAATAGTAATTGACTACTAGAAGGGGATTAGTTACACAGTCAAAAGCAAGTCGAAAGTAATTGAGCTAGTAACAGAAAAGATTACTCTACCATAAGAAACAGGCTCCGAAACAGCTATATGGGAATTGAGACTAATCTCTTTATTTATAATAGGGGGATTAGATAGTCTCTACCCAAAACTCACCAAAACAGCTATATTAAACTATAGTAACAAAAAAAAATACAAAACTTTGAAAAATAATATTAGAATGTGTGTGAGTGTTTTGTTATGTGTACCCCCCCGTATGATGTGCCTGTGGGTACCGACGGATTAGGTTGAAAATTCTGTAATATTATAATATGACTTGATTTTTAGCAGTGAGTACTTGAAAAGAGAAGCCCCAACCTTTAACAGTCGGGGCTTTTTTTTGTGGGGCTAGTGTGGGCTTTGTATAGTGCGAACTATGGAAGACTTGGTAGTATATCACCACTTACTTTATCAATGACTATATGGTCCGCAAACTCTGCGGTCGTGCTTGGTGTCTTGACATACCACGTGTAATTTTTTTGATATACTAAATAGTTTAATCTATAAACCTCGCTTGCTTGATTCATTCTTCGCTTTGTAGTAGGTGTTAACCATCCGCCACTATTTAATATTACATACCTATCATTAACCACCTGAACGACTGCGGTATTGTGAAACGTTACAATCAATCTAGACTGTTCTTTATTAATTGGTATATTTGTTGTTGTTGTTCTATGTGTTCCTATCATTTTATATACTCCTTTTTGTTATACTCTTTATTTATAAGTTATCTATTATTATTTAATTGACTCTTTCAACATTTTAAGACGTCCAACACAATCATCATACGCACTTATAGAGCCGAATATATTATCAATTTCTAAGTCTATGTGA